GTTGAAGTGTATGGATCAGCGAAGAGCACGCCAGGTGCTCCAGTTCCTACGTAAGGGCCGGGGATGCATACGGGGTAATAACTCGAACCTGGTGCATTAGCAACAGGTTGCAGGCTAGTGAGACCAGTTACAGTTACCGTGTCGACGACTATGTTAGTGGTTGAACCAATCATAGCGAGCGCTGGTAATGTGTTGAGGGTCTGTATGACGATGGTCTGTCCTGCTGCTGTTGGGTTGAAGTTATTGACAGCAAAAGTGTCAGTAACGACAAAATTTGAGTTCTTGCCGTCTGGAATAGCTGAACCACCATGACCAGCAAAAGGGTTAGTACGACACACAACATAGTGACCAGGATTGCCCGAAGTGTTCCTCTGGCCACTGTTGAGGGTTTTAATAATAGTGCCAGGCGTTCGAACAACATGCTTGATGAATGGTTGTGTCTTCGGTTTCTTCTTGCTTGCTGTGGGTTTGGGTTTTGCTTTGAGACGTAATGCTCGTGTTGACTTAATAATGTTCATTTTGATGTAAATATATTACGTCGCCCTCGCTCGACTAGAGGGGCGAATTGTCTTGTCATGACTAATGGTGACGTTACATTTTGCTGCGGGTGCCAGTGTAATGGCGCCGGCGTTGTTGTCGCGAGGTGTCAATTTGTTGTTTGGGCACGCCTTGGTTCTTGTTTGGGCTTGGGCGAGCATCAACAGGTTTGGGTGGGTGTAAAATTTGCCCCCCAACTACTGCAGGTACAACGACTTTCACGATTGGTGTCAGTGTTGTAGTGATGTCACTTAGAGCTCGTGCTCGGCGCAATTCCGCTATAAGCTTGTTTGCTTTATCCAAGCTTGTTTCAAGCAGTGCGCACACGTGTTGGCGTGCAAAGTCTAGAGCCATGCCAGTGGGCGGTGTCCACCCATCTTTCGCGTTGATCACGTATGGCAAATCATTCTTGATGTAAGGCTCGTACCTTGCAACTTGAACTGTTGGTCCCAGTATGCGGAGAATCGCTTGTGACCACTCGCAAACAATGGGTGTGTTTGGATCAGTGATCAAGTAGGATTCAGCTTTACGGGTAAGGATGTAATTATCTGGGACAGTTTTAGGCGCGCTTGTCAAATGTAGCGAACGAATCCTCCGTGGTACATCACAGATGCTTGCATCCATGGACCAAGGGTCGAGAAAGATTCTACCTAGAAAAGGTACTGGGTGACCGGCCTTTATTTCCTCCACTTTGAGTCTGTATCCCAGTTTATTCGCGACGCGCTCTACGTATTTTGGCTTGGCAATGTTGTTCAAGCCATCGTCACCACCGTACAGTCCTAGCCCAGCCCATGAGTTCTGCATATTGAGACCCATGAGGCGCATGGCTATGTACGACATTAACGCATTCATTATTGTATTGATATAGGAGGTATCGGCGACGCCCGATAATATGGTGGTGCCAGTGTTGTATGTGACGCCAGTCGTTGTCACGGCAAAGGCGTGATCCATGGCGTCGATGAGTTGTAGTAGTTCCTTATGGTGCTCTCGTGGGTACGCTCGGCAGTACAATTTTCGGCGAACACGATCTTTATAGATTCCAT